ATGACAGATGAAGAGCTAAAGCAGGAAATTGAGAAAGTTAAAAAAATGATTTCAGATTATGAAAGTTTGAAAACGGTGATTGCTCCAACTTCTGAAGAGTATGAACGACAGATGAACATTTTGCTCGATAGGCTGGGCAATCTATTGAAGATGAAAGATTAACAAAAAGCCCCTCTTGGGAGGGGTTTTGAAACTATACGATATGGATAATTTACAGGAAAAATTAGCAGAACTGAAAACCTATATAGGGAAAACGGACGAAGAAAGCAAGGCCAGATTTGATTCCTTGTCTGCGGAAATAAAGGCAATGAAGTTGACGGATGAAGAGAAAACCATCTTCAGAAACTTTATGATGCAGGGACTGGAGGATATCAGTAACAGTATGGATGTCATAGAACGGGAATTAAGAATCAGGGAACAGCTAAAAGAGGCTGTTGAGATATTGCCTTTGGCTTATATTGCTAGAAACTACTTTGGAAAGAGTGCATCTTGGCTGTATCAGCGCATAAATGGATATAAGGTGCGAGGAAAGGTCTATACGCTGAATCATGAGGAAATAGGTATCTTCAACCGTGCACTGAAAGAAATAGGAGAAAAAATAGGCTCACTGTCCATTACTGGTTAATGGCTGTTTCTTATGACACCTGATCCCCATGGTTGAGCTGCATGGGGATTTCTTTTTATTGGATAATGCCGAGAAAATTCATATCTTTGCAGTCACAAGTATGTAGAACATAATTCTTAGTGCTTGGTTTGACTTTGGTGAGGGGGTGGTTCCCCTCACTTTTTTTATATCGGAAATCTTTGTTTATTGTTTAGTATAATGTCTATAAATTGTATGACACCTTTGAGGTTATATTATGTAGAAGCAATGTCGCATCTATATAAACAATTTCATAATGAGTAGAATTATAAAGAATTGTCCATGTACGTTAGAAGTATGGAGTGGTCCAGATGAACCGATTTTAAAAGAATGGAATATGTATTTTAACTGTAAAAATGAAATAAAGGAGTATTTAAACAATAAACTTCAAGAGTTTAAAGGGGACATGGTAGAATGTTATGTTTATCAACTACATAAGGGCAAACTTAGTGAAGTATCGGTGTGTTTTGAAGTAAAGTAAAGAAAGTTTCCAGAAGGATATTGAAAAGGCAGCTTATTGGGCCGCCTTTTCAAGGTTCTCTCTGATTTGTTGGAGCATCCGGAAAGCTCCGGCCATCTTATAGTTACCCAGACATTGCTTAGCCTGCATGATACAACTTTCAACAGTAAGTTTCAAATCCGGGGTAAAAGCCGCTTTGTTAATCTGCATTTCTTTGGGAAGTTCATCAGCATGGTTATTGAACCATACGATCATTTCATTCAATTCCTCTTCGGAATAAGATTCTTTTTCAGCCATGATACATAAATTGATGTTAATAGTGTGCAAAGATAAAGGAACATATAATTCATGGGTTATCTTTTAACAGAAATATTATCAAAATAAAACCGTCCCTACTTATCACAAGCCGGAACGGTTCAGATTAGTTTCGTTTTTGACAATCTACTTCACATTTTATTGAACAAGATACCAATGGATTTGTTCAAAGGGATTTGCCTATTTCTAAAAATATTTGTTGTCACATTATTGTGTATTACAATAGATCCTCAAAACAAGGAGTAATTTTTGTTATGAGATTGGCTTCTACCCCACATATAAACAAATCCAATTAGGGGATAGCAAGTATGCACATTGAATAGTTCCAAATAGTTTGCTACCTCTCTGAGTGTTGCTATATCACTATAATAAGATAATAAACTATTTTTTACACTAAGATTGGAGAACACGAAATAGTCTTTTGAATGGATTGTATATAATCTCGCATATAACCCCAATCGGGTTCTCCTTTGTTATCAGCAGGCAGACTGATTTTTTGTGCAAGAAGTTTGTCTTTAGTTACAGCATCTCCCCAATTGTACTTGTGTTTTAGGAACAACTCAATACAGTGATAATATAAAGTAACTCTTGTTCATTGCTAACACTTTTACTATATAGAGCTATGTTATGACTATCGTTAGAAACAAAATCATTCTTTTGGTAAGTCAGTGTGAATGTTTTTCCGCCAATCAGGATGCAATTGCCTTTGATTATTTCATAGTTGGAAGCATCAATGTAAGCCGCCACACCATTATTAACACTGCTTGCAGTAACAAAGGGAGTAGAACCCGAACCATCTACTATGTCACGACTTAGAATATTGCCTGTATTGATGGCACTGAAATAGTCGCCAACCGCAAAGTCTTTCCAAGCATTGATATTTAACCGTTTACCCCCCCCCCCTATAACATTTGTTAACTTATCTATAGACATCCGTACTTGAGATCGATGTTTTTCATGTATTGCTCCATATATTCCCAATTTGGCTCACTAGAACTATAAACAGGAAGTTTAATCTTTTCTAAGCCAATAACATCTTTATTGGCCATATCACTATACATGTATTTTTTACACACAGAACGAATAACAGTAGCAATAAAATTACCATTATACCTATTTAATTTTGGATTGTATAGCAATATGATTGAACTTCCAGCCCCACCTCTACCAAGAAAATTACATTCTTGGTAAAAGCTACTACCATCTATTGGACTAACTGTAATACAATTTCCTAAATCAATGTCTTTATCATTTTTGGGTTTAAGATATTTAAGAACACCATTATTGAAATTACCAGAAGCAACAAATGGAACCTCACCTTCATCATAATCCATTTGGCTTCTTGCTTCAGGTCTCTTGATTTCAAATAAATCCCGTATTACAAATTCATGCCAGTTTAAAATATCTATTTGTTTCATTTGTTGTCTTTATTTATAGAAATATTAATGTGTTGTCCTGTATCTTCTATTAAACTGGAATATAGGACTTTCTTTAACAGTTTCTCGCAAAAATCTTTAGAATCAATTCCACGCTGGAACATTTCATAGTCCATCATAGTCTTGACGAAATCTTCCTCAAATATTTCAAATGGGGCGGTTGGCATTTGATAGGAAAGATGTTCTAATGGGGCGATAATCTGGCGGGTATCATATAGAGGGTCTGCTCCATCCCTAATAGCTTCAATCCAGTAGTTTTCTTTTTCTTGCCAGCGGTTCTTCGTGTCCTGACGACCTTGGTTTTTCACAGTTTCCAGACCGTCTTCCTCAATATAATAACCTATGATATTGCGTCCATTTTGTGGTTTCCCTGCCTCAAAAACGAAGATAGAAGTTGTTACCCCGACCCCGAAAAACAAATTCTCAGGCAGTTTAATTATTGTCGTGAGTGTATTGTTTTTCAAAAGTTTGTTGCCGTACTTTTTATCAGTATTATCTTTCTCTAATTTTTTGTCAGGCAAGATGAATGCACATTTTGTTCCAACAGGTACAGATTTCAATACATTTTCTACTATCTTCAAACATCCGTACTTTCGTTCGTATGGAGGGTTCATCAACACCTTTGTTATTTTCTTGCTCTTAATCCATTCGCAAGCCTCCTCGGTGCGTGTGTCTAACTGTTCAAGATTTGTTTTCCCGTCTTTGTGAATGAGCATATTCGCACAGGCGAGCGCAAAAATTTCCCTGTCAAACTCAATTCCGAATAATTGGCTTGATTTTATCGTCATTGCTTCCGAGGTGTTTACACCGCCAGCTTCTTTCACCATATTACACATAGCCTTCACAAGAAAAGCACCTGAGCCACATGTTGCGTCAAGCACTCGGTCGTGCTGGTTTACCTCAATAAGTCTATACATAAAAGAAGTAATATGGTCCGGTGTGAACACCTGACCGCTCTCGGACTTTTTCTTGTAACGATTAAACTCGTTGAAGAATATTCCCATTACATCTTCACCGTTCCAATAATCGGAATTGACACAATCAGAAATTTCAGAGACCCACGTTATGAAGTTGTCTATTGCCTCTTGGTTATTTGTCATATTCATCTTTATTTCTGAATAGACTTCAACAAGAAGGTCTAATTTCAAGTTATGCTTTCGGTCTTTTTCGAGTGATTTAGACAAGGTATTCAGTATGGAAGATGTCATGAGAGAATATTCCATTCCCTTTTCAAGCATTGCTCCATATCTTTTTGCTACCAATGCACAAGCTGTGATAATCATCCTATGGTATAGATTCTTTATACCAAATTGGACATGCAAGCAATCGTTTATTTTCTTAGTAAGCGAATATATCAACTGTTTATTAATCCGATTCTCCTTGAACAGAGCGATGTAATATCGTTTGTTTTGGAGTGTTTTAGCAACATCCGCTATTTCTTCATATTGTTCGCTTCCTTTGATGTACTTTATAACACGGACATCTGTTCCATTGTAAAGAATGCCCACCACACGTTTGTATTGCAGGGCTGCTATTTCTATATTTTTTACTAATTCCGCATAGTGTTTTTCTGAAAAGACATCCTCTTTCTCAGATTTCGTTTCCAAAATAATAGCTATATCTTGCTTGTCATTGGGCAGATACCATCCATCAGGCTTGTCTGACACGCCTTTAAAGCCCAATTGATTGAAAGTTGTTATTTGCCCTGTTCCTTGCTTCACATTAGGGTCTTTTTCGTCAAAGCCAAGTATAACTTTTGCGTTATCTCTTATTTCGTCTTCTGTCAAATACATTGTACGTTTAAGATTGAGTGATTCCATTATTAGGTAACAACAATTCCCGTACATCCATTTTTAGAATATCTGCAATTTGATATAGCACAGGAATAGGAGGTTGCACTTTGTTTGATGCATACAGATTGACCATATTGAAAGTCTTTCCAAATCTATTTGTCAATTCCGTTTGGCTGATGCCTCTTGTTGCTAATGCCTCTTTTATACAGTTCTTGCACATATTATGTTTTGCACATCGTTGTTTATACGCTGCAAAAATATAAAATTTAATTTGGTAACCTTCGTATAGTATCGAAAAAAATACTACTTTTGTACTTGAAAGAGTTACTCTATGAAGTAAAACAAAGCAATAGAGACGGTTGCCAAATCATTACCTCCAAACAAGGTGATTTTTCTAATTCATTTAATTTCAAATAGCTATATTCCTTATACAGATTTACATAAAATTCTATTCTTTTCAGTTGATTGTGTAATCCAATTGGAAAATTGTATTTAAACAACTATCCTGACTTATCACGAGCCAGGATAGTTCAATTTATAAATTTAAAGTCTTATGATAAAGATTGTCTGTTGCGCCAATGTTTTACTATCAGCATAACGACAATCAAAACGGTTACACAAACACAGGCAAAACCAATTTGTTTAAGTAAAGTGGATTCTTTTTTCTCTTTTACCCCTTCAGTCTTGGTTTTCTCATGAATATCGGAAGTGGTTTCCTTGTCAGCTTTTACTTCCGTACTGTCATTGGTTGCAGTTTCCTTCTTTCTATTCTTGCTGAAATCACCTTCTACGTGACCATCAGCCAGTAACGGAGGTTTCCCGGTCAGGCTGTCGGGCGGTTTTCGGGTATCATAGATACGAAAATCAATCACATAGTTACTATTAGTGGTAATAAGTTCGCTCAAAGAGGTACTTGATCCGTGTACGATGTTGATAGATTCACTGGCGCTATCCTTGCTGATTACTTCTGTGTTGGATTTGATAGCCTTATGCGAGCTGCCACAGGCAAACAGCAGGAACAGACACATGAAGGGAGCCAGCAATATGTGCCGGCTTATCCAGTTCATAACCTTAGCCAACATAAGAAATATTATTTATGCGGTTCATCCACCCCCGTTTGAACTTGTTGTTTGCTGGGCGTTTCCGGCATATATCCTCGATAAAATCAAACCGTGCAATCTTGATCTGGTCAAACAGTTCACGCGGATTACGGGAATTAACTGCGGCAATGGTCTTGGGACCTACAATGCCATCCACCGTAACACCAAGCAAGCGTTGAGGAATCTTAATTCCGTGCGCACCGGATGCCCAGACCCAATCAACCAATATATCAGCAACTGATTGCGATTTTATCTCATCAGCCTTCCATCTGTCCCAGTACATGGTTTTCAAGATTTCCGTCCATTCCTCTTTTGTGAGATTTTTCAATCTTTCAACTGTAGGCTTGGAATATCCTTTCTTTCGGCAATATGCCTCATAGGTTCCGATAGTCACCCCCATATTGGTAGCCCCTCCCAAATCGTCAGGGTCATTTACAAAACCGCCTTCCCATTTCAGAATAAACGGTGCAAGTTTTCTTACGTCAGCCATACTACTCATTAATTATAATTATTCGATTTTATTTTCTTTGAATTCCGGCAGGATATATTGTATGTTAACCGCTGCTTCATGCAAGACCTTATGAAGTTCATCTTCATTCAAATCCGTTTCATCTGTAAACTCACAAAATATATTTCCAACCCAATCTTGAGATGAATTAAGCCGTTTAATAGCGACGCTGTTGCATCCATTTGTTGATAATAGAGATTTGGCAACCTTATCCTTAACCTGGTTATCAATATCTGAATAGAACATGAAAAGATTCTTTGCGAGATTTTCTGCAAAAACGGCCACTTCACTCATGGGAAGTGATTGAATGCTTTCACGCATTCCGGCTATACCTTTTCGTTTTACCTCGAACTGCACCGAAAGAAAAGCTATATGCCCCAAGGGATGGGGTTGTACGATATATACCCTGTCTGCTTTCGTTTCATAAAGTACACGCCACAACTCACCGAACACCTTGGCGGAGTTCTCGCTGCGGTGGTAACTTCTTCTTTTCTCTTCTTTTTTAAAATATTCCACTTTTAAATCAGTCAACTTGTTTTTGGTATACTGATTATAGGCGAAATAAGCTGCCAGCAATGTTCCGGCAGCACTAATAATGTTTGCAATATCTATCTCCATCACATTCACCGTTTAATTGTTATATGATAAATTATTCATCCTGTTTCTTTTATTTCTCAACTGTCCCTATCTTTCCTGAAAAAAACGCCGAGAATTTATATATATGCAAAATAAATCCATATCCATATTGCTTACTATTCATATTTCACTATCTTTGTCAATACTTTGTTGACTGATTCTTTCAAAACTATTATTGATTGGATTTAACCTCCCCCCGTCAGACTGTGAAGCCAGACGGGGGATTCCATTATTCGACAGATAGACAATAAAAAAAGAGCCTGATGACAATATTTATTGCCATCAAGCTCCTGGTTACACTGCAAAGATAGTGAAAACTATTCCATATTCAATCCATATTGAAAAAAATAATCAGGAGCAATATTTCGATTATCCGAAGAATTTAAAGAATCACAATATTAATAGAGAACAAATAGGATTCATGAAATCTACCGGTTGTCTATAAAATCAGATGTTCTCAAGCCTTTATCAGGAAACATCTTTACTTTTTTCCTTTTCCTTTGAACATTTTTCAAGTCACGCACAATGGTGCTGGAAAGTACCTCCGAATAAATCTGTGTGGTCTTTACGGAAGTATGTCCGAGCAGCTTCTGGACTGTTGTAATCGCAACTCCCTGATGAACCAGCAGGGTGGCACAGGTATGACGGCTCACATGGTAGGTTATCCGCTTTTTGATACCACATAACCCGGCCAGCTTTCGAAGCTGCTTATTCACTTCCGAGTTACAAGGCAAAGCGGCAAAACTTCCGATATCCGGATAACGGTCAAGAATGCCCAATGCCCTGCTTTCAAACAGCAGATGTAACGGCAGACGGATTTCCACCCCTGTCTTGACGGATTTGAAGTACAGCCACCGTTTGCCGTTTACCTTGATAAAGTTGGCCGGAGATAGCTGGCAGAAATCGGAATAGCGGAGTCCGGTATAGCAGCAAAACAAGAAGGCATCGAGCACATGGCGCATGGATTCCTCTTCCACCTCGACCGTTTCCAGCTTCTTCAGCTCGTCCGGGGTAAGAAACTCATGTCTGCCTTTCTCCTGTTTGATTTTGTACTTTCTGAACGGATAAGCGTCGGCGTGCATATATCCCTGGTTGATTGCCTCATTGACCAAGGTACGGAGCTGTCTCATGTGCTTGGCTATCGTATTGACCGCATTGCCCTTTTCTCTCAAGTATTGCTCAAAATCACGAAGGAATGTATAGGTAAGGTCCTTGAAGTCCAATCCGGAACGGAAATCATGCAGGACCGCCAGTGTCGAGTGCAGGTTGTCCTTGGTGGACTGCTTCTTGTCCGAATTGTCAATGGCTGATTTGGCAAAAGTGGAGAAGCTGACATTCACCGTACTTTTCTTCTTGACAGCATCCTTCAGTAGTGAGAGTGTGGCAGGTATTCCGCGCTTCCAATACCCCAACTCTATGCCTTGCAGATACAGGATGTATTCATAGAGCATTGTGTTGAGTTCGTTAGACTGGGGATGGTTAATGACTTGTGCCCCCTCACGGCTCCAGCACTCCGGTTTGAGGTACACGTTTGTCTTCAAGTAGATTTTCCTTTGGTTCAAATAGGCTTCAACCTGTACAAGAGCCGTGCCCTGCTTATTCAGTTTCTTTTGGCGGTTAAAGACCAACCTGTATCGTATCTTCTCTAGCATATTTTTATTTTAAATTTAGCTATTTCCTCCCAAATAATCAAATTCGACAATATTAATCCTAATCTTTCGATCTGGGAGGACTTCTGCCAAGTGGAACTATGAATATATATAAGGGAAAATTTGAATTAAAAACAGGGGAAAGTACAGATTTACAAATATATGATCCATCTATATTAATCTTATTTTCCCCCTTGAATCATAACCCTAGTATATCTATAATTCCAGCACAATGGAATGATACGATTTCGGCATTGTTTGAAGGAATCATTAACTTGAATAGTAACATCGAAGGCAGAATATGTTTGTTGAAAAAAGGCAATACTGTTACAATTATCAACAATTCACAAGCCTCCAAATTCAGTTATTTACGAATTTCTGTTGATGTTGTTTAGAGTAATTGGCAAACCGTATCTTTGACATGATTCTAACCAAAAATCGAGAGCTGGGAGAACTTTTGGGAAATCCGAAGGGAACAAAATCGTTTTCTTCATGGAGTGAATTTACGGATTTTGTAAATGAAATGCCTATAAAAACAATTCAACCTTTCGTTTCCAATTTCAATGCTTTTGCTGGAGAAGGATTCTACGGTAATGTCGTTCAAGGATTGGTTATAAAACAATTAGAAGATGCTGTTTTCATCTTCGGAATAGCAATAGACGGAACATTAATATTTAGAAAAAGGAATTATCCAGACGTTTCAACTTGGGAAGATCCTAAGATAATAATTCACAGTAATAATTGACATAAAATTTACTTCGTAACCGACCTGGGAGGACTTCTGCCTGTTGTGTCAATTAAAAATAATGGGGTTTACCCAATGGGTACACAGATAATTGACAACAGTAACGGATCGTTTTTTGCGATGAAAATCATAATCAATAGAAGTAGCGAAAATGGATGGCTCTGCATAGATGTAACAACGATGGGAGACACATTTTTCTCAAAGGCTGTTTTGTACGTTGGGAAAAATATTGTTCGTCACGTTGTATATGCTGAGAAAGGGGGTAATCCAAATCGGGCTTGTTACTACGACATTAATAATAATACCATTACTATCATTTATAAACCTGGGGATTATGGTTCTTTTACAAGATTAAATGTGACATCTTTATATGACAGGTCGGATACAATTGCAGCAGAATTCATCTCAAAGATGCCAGATTTGAATGGCTTTACAAAAATAGAAACTAATTAATCCTTCTGGGAGAACTGCTCACTAGTTTGAAGCTGTATCCTTTCATGTACAAAGGGATAGTAGAAAATAGAAGTTATAATGATATGATCGAAGCTGGCTTTTATAAAATACAAAATAACATGATTGATGGACCTAACACTTATTGGGGAACACTTGTTGTTTTTAATGATAGTGCTCACATAACACAAGTGTTCTATCCAAACATAGACAGTGCAGAAATATCCACTAGAAAAGGTAGTATTAATAATTTTGCAAAGTCAGCGTGGAGAAGCATTTCTTTTACATAAATTCGCTTTAAAATCAGAGCTGGGAGAACTTTTGCCACTTTCGACAAATACTAATAAGGGATTAACAAGGAGAACAGCATATTTTGATTTAATTCAAGGCAAATTATACAAGATAGCATATAAAGAGGAACTACATGTATATAAACCTGTAATATGCTTACTATATGTGCTAAGAAATGGAATATCGTCTTGCTATGTAGCTTCATTAAGTGGGTATCGTAATGGAGTTTCCCATTTTAAATTGATATGTGGAAATGATATCCAATTTAAGCTGTATCAAAAGTTGAATAGCACTAATTATTTTGACATCATGCTGGAATGCCCTGATAATTCAGCTGGCATTATGGAGATAAAAGCCATGGATGATTTAACGGTTATTGAAACGACAGAACCATTAAGGGATTGGCAACAAATTGCAACAGAATAATAGCATAAGTTGAGAGCTGGGAGAACTGATAGGTACAGCTACGGCTAATAAGAATGGATTAATGAGTAAAATATTTGCAGTAACTGATATAGAAAGAGGAAAAGGTCTGATTATTGACTATAAAGCTGATTCTAATGGTTTATATACTTCTTCTTCGTTGATAGAAATATATGTCTATTCGGGAGCTAATACTGCATTTTATAGAGTGATGTCAATACCTACTGGATCTAAAAACATAGAAATAAAATATATGGGGATGCATTGGTGCGATTTTAAATATGCAAATAGTAAATTGTATGTGTTACCTAAGTCGGATGATTCTTCCATCTCGTATAAGGTATCATTAGTTAGAAGAACAAGACCGAATTTCTTAACAATAGACTTTTCTGATTTTTCCAATATTACAGGTGAAATAATTACACCTACACCTGATTAATCCACTTCTGGGAGAACTTCTGCAAAATGAAAACTATATAAGGATGGCAGAAGGTAGAGGATCTGCAACCTTATATAGGATTGATTTTATGAGGAATTTAAATTTGGTTGTTAAGATTGTTGGTGAAGGTAATTCGGAAGTAGTTGATGACTACTCTATTATCTGTATGCATGGCGGTGGTAATGGGTTATGTATTACGCATAATTCTGGACCGTCATCAATAAGAATGTATAGAGATAATGATTACAATTATTATGTTTACGTGAGTGGATGGGGATACGCTATAGCATATTTTGCCAACCGCATACCGATTTATAATGCCATTTCAGCAACTAAAGTAGATATAGATATTAGGACGCTCGAACAGGTAGGAATTTAAACAAGAATTTCTGCCTGTTGGCGATTAATTGGGATTATTGGCGAACCGTATCTTTGGTATAAAAAACGGGTGGTCCGGTACAAACCGGTGCCACCCGATCCTCCCGATCATTGTAATACTATTAAAGAATCAACATCTTTATCTGATTCCTCAAATTTGAAAACATGATTAGATCCTACAGACGTAACAGTCAATGGTTCTGACTGTGTAGTCGTCTTTACATAAATATTACCATTTCTTTCTCTATATGCATTAAAGTGATCCTTTCCTAAAGGACCAGACAATCTTGTGAATTTCGCACTGTCCGCCCAGTTACCATCAATGGAATATAATCCGGTTGCTCCACTTGTTCTAATAAATACAAGTGTAGAATATCCATCCCAAGATTCTATTTTTATTAATTTGGTAGACGTGATGGATTGAGCAATTTTAATATAATTATTTTTACTCATCAATCCGTTTGCTTCATTCGTTGCAAGCGGTATCAGTTCTCCCAGGTCGCCAACAGGCCGAAAATCTTGTCTAAATTCCTACCTGTGTGAGCGTACTAATATCTATATCTACTTTAGTTGCTGAAATGGCATTATCCATAGAAACACGATTGGTAAAATATATCAAAGCTCGTGAGAATACAGGCATATATACATAGTAGTTATGATCTCCATCCTTGTATATTTTCAGCAAATTAGGACCAATACTCTTTACAACGGACACTCCTTTAACGTGATGTGATACAAAAGAAAAGATGTCTGCGTTCTCGCTATTCCCTTCTCCAATAATATCAAAAGTAACGTTTATATCTTTAGGATAATTCAGTTTGTATAAAGCCCCTTCTCCTAGCATGTGATTTACCAAAAAATAGTTTTCATTTAACTGAAGTTCTCCCAGAAGCATATTATCAACTATTCATTGTATAGTTAATTCAATAGCATCATTTGGGATATCCCCTGTGCCTTGTTTAAATATATATCCAGAATGTAATGGTATTATATTAAAGTAGACTCCTGATCTCTTTACATATAACATCGATTCTTTGTACGTAAAAACTAGCCCACCTTCTATATCTGCTGATTTAAATAATCTATTAATAGTAAATGATGATGATGTTTTGCAGCAGCAAAATAAACCTGGAGCAACTGAAGGGGCACTTATCTGTAATAAAAAAGGTAATCCTTCCATAGGTACATGAACATAATAACTCCCTCCCGACAATAGAGGAAATGGGATAGAACATTTATCTATAGCGCCCATCAATCCATTACTTTTATTCGTTGCAAGCGGTATCAGTTCTCCCAGGACTTTCGCGGCAGCCGTTGAAGACGTCAAAGTAGGATTCTTGGAACCATCCAAAGTACGGAGCCAAGAGAAGGTATCGGATTGGGGCAACTGGTCCTCAAACTCATCTGTTCCGGCTGCCGCAGCGGCAGCAAATGTTGATATTTCTGATGCAGCGGAAACAATCCGTGCGGAAACTAATTCTGTCATCTCATCGACGGTCACCTGTCGTTCGTTGCCGTTTTTATCCACAGCTTTAAAGCCAACTATATTATTCAAATCCATAATGCAAATTTTAAAATTAAAACAAATACTTCACCCATGCAAAATAATTACTGTTCTCAATATAATTCGGATCATCCTCGTTGGCATATGCCTCCCTCTCAAACGATACCACCTTATACGCCCTGCCGGCATCCTTCAACCGTACCGCCATGACCAGCCACTCCACACCATACCAGAGATAGAATGCCAGCCCGGCCAGTACCAGCCACCAGGCGGAAAGGTCAAAACACAACAGTAAGATCCAAATAACTGTACCGGTGGCAACTGCCATCTCAACCCATTGACGGGCGTGGGTACACTCATGGTTTCTCACTTTCTGAGTGATTTTCTCTTCCGGTCGCTTGCTTAAAACAAACGGACCGATTGTTATCGTATGGCAAGAACTGAACGCAAGCAGTAACTTTGCTAGAAGGTTGTTACAATATACCTTTTTCATGTTGTTCCTCCTTTTTATCTAAATAATCATTCAAAGAATCAGCCAGCAAACCGGGCAGCATGGAGGTGGAGCGTCTTATGATATCCACCTCCTCTTCGTCAATTTCTACACCTTCAGCAGTAGATTTGAATATCTTCTCGGCAAGGAGATGCGCCTTCAAACCCGCTACGTTCTTGTATATCCAGTCACCGTAGGCCTCAGTGATGTTGTTGGCTATCAGTTTTTCTTTCTTAATTCCGTCGTAAATAGGAAATTGTGCAAAATTTATTCTCATACTTTAATATTTTAAATGTTATAAATCCACCCAGGTACTTCCTCCATTCGTTGACTTGCGAATTCCGTTTCGCCCAACGGAAAAAATATAATTCCCACATCTTACATACAGAGTATCATCCGCTGTTGAAACATCCCCGGTTGATGATACAGTTATACTTCCACTTCTAATTACTGTATCCAAAATGCCTTGATATAAATGTCCGTCTATTGACTGAAACCGTTCATATTTCATTTCAAATTTGTCGTATTGCAGCAACAAATTATCAACATTCACAGCCGACATATTAGTGCTGCCGATAAAATTATTACCGATATTGAATCCACCAATTGTCCCCTTTGTCGCTATGATAGTTCCGGTGATATTCGCTTTCTGACAAAGAATCTCTCCGGTCTTTGTGTCCATCCTCAGATTAGGCTGGCCGTTAGTGCTGTCCTGTGACTGCATGATACCGTAAGGTGCCCCGTCCGATGTGTATCCGTTCAACTTGAACATAAAACCGGCTATGTTCGCCTTATCAGCAAGGAATATGTCGGTTACCAGACTTTTGTATTTCTGCATGGCTTCCCAGTTGGGATCTCCGTTAGCGGATGTAGGAGCCGCTGATACAGAACTTCCATAGTTGCGCACAAGAAAATTGTAATAAACTTCACCTATTTTGTGAATGATCTTGTCACGCTGTTTTGCATTCCATACGTATGTCTGTCCGGACGCCCATACTCCTCTGTCATAAGGGAACGCACCCGTAGCTCCTGTTGCTCCTATGGCACCATCATTTGCAACACCCACACCCTTTTCGGCCACATAATTGTCATTCCAAGCAGCAGCATCGGAAGCTGATTTATAAGCCCGGACGGCAAACTGGGTGTATCCGGCTGTCGCAGGTACGGATATCTGGCTGTTCAGTGTCGCACCTACATGAGCCAGCCAGCTTCCGTTGTATTTGCGTGCAGCCAGATAAAGCGTGCTGCACGTGCTTACATTGCCTGCCACATTCTGTTTGCAAGTGACAAGGAATCCAGACGGGGATGGCGTGCCTGTTGAAGTGAAGTTGATCACGCTGACAGGACTGTCCAGCCAGTAGGATGCCGACGGTCCGACGGGAGCAACCATCTCCTGCCAGTCCGCATGTACCGTCCGGTTCGCAGATCTGCCGGCGAGGATGTATCCGCCGTCTCTTTTCCTGCGGAGTCTGCCGTTTCTGAACTTGGCGATTTTAATCGGAGGGTTGGAGGTTTCAACCTTGCTTAAGTAAGATCCTCCGGCAAACGATACTGTACTGTTCTTGGCATACGGAGTATTGGCGGATTCCCAATGACCGGCTGCTGTGATGCTCTCACCATCCTTTCCGTCACTGCCGTCCACAACCATCGGAACAGTCTCGACATCAACCGCCTGACCGTTCACGTAGAACACGAACTTCAAGCTACTGGTAAAATTACCGGAAGCCACCCCGACACCATCACCGATGGGAACCTCGGCCGCACCGTCACGACTGTACTTCAACTCCCCGTCCGTTGTGGCCGTAGTGACCGCACCGACTGTCTTCATACGCCGGCAGGATACCGAAGCTACACTGTAACCGCCGTTCTTGTTCTTGCTGACCATCGTGGCCGAAGTGACAAGGCTATAAATTACCGCATCGGAACCGTCCGCCCCGCCACGGACACCGGTTATCTTGAAAGTCAGTTCACGGGTATAGAGCTGCCCGTTCTTCATTGCAGCCAGTGTGATGGTGACCGTATTCTGTTCCGGAACCGACTTTCCGGCAGCGACGGATATCGCCACCGCTCCGGTGGCCTTGCTTGTGCTTGCCGTGAAACCGGCAGGCGTGCTGACTGTTAAAGTCTCAAGGGTGAGTTTCTCGGTACCGTACCACATGGATACATGGGTAGTCCATGACTGTGCGGAAGTAGTAACACCGGTACTGGTAAGAGCGACGCTCACCATCTCATTGTCAAGGTCGGCCATGATATTCGACTCCCCGTCCTTACTCCAACGGTGCACAGGGGCCGGAGTGCTCCATTCACTCCATACTCCATCACGCTTCACACGTTTGCACGCCCATTCCACCTGATGGTCTGCATCCACGCCAAGAAAATCATCTGTCCAGCCTTCCGGTATATAATCATCCTGCTGCTTCGAATCCGGCTTGTCAGGGGTAAGGCCGATGATGTTGGTACGGGTGTAGATCCACTCGTAACCTTTGCCGTCCTTACCGTCAGTCCCGTCTTTGACCATGACCATCCACAAACCATTCCGGTATATGTAAGTACAATGGTCAGCCGTATTTCGGTAGCTGTCACCCTCCTTGGGATTGGACGGATGGGATGCGAACTCACCCAAGAAGGTGATACTCTCACCTTTAAGTTCACGACCGTCCAGCAGCATCTCCCAGTCTTCATGCACGGTCCAGTCGGCTGATTTCCCGGCAAGGATATAACCGCCATCCTTTTTCTTTCGATAATTGCCGTTCCTGAACCTTGCAATTTTAATCGGAGGATTGGATGTTTTCACCTTGGAGATAAAAACACAGCCCGCCAAAGTGACCATGGTATTGACCTCGTATGGGGTCTTAGAGGATTCCCAATGACCGCCACCTATTACAGACAGTCCCGGATCACCCTTGTCACCTTTGGCGGCTGATACAAGCCAGTCCGGATTGTTTTCGGATGGCTCGGAAGTAGTGCCCTTGTCATTGACGCACAACCATGTGGAACCGTTATGGGGCACACGGGAATAATACGCATACTTCCTGCCCGGCTCCCAGCTAGGGAAGTCGATAGGAACGCGGACTGTGCTACCGGTAATTTCATCAATTTGAAAAATCAATCCCGTCATGATGATATCCTGCAATACTGCCGAGAACCTGTCGCAGTTGATCCCGTTGATGGTCATACCCTTCTTCTTGCCGAACCAGCTCTTCATCTGTGCCGGCTCCGGGTCCCAGGTGTTGGCATTGTCAACAAGGGTGATGCAGCAGTTACCGTCACGCACGTCTATGATGATATAAGTCTGACGCTCCTTGTCGGTGAAGTTCCCCGTCTGTCCGAGACGCATCTCGTTATGGGGAACGAACTCATATCCGGGACGCGGAACTATCACGAATGTCTTCTCGTCGTAATCTGCGGAAGTGATACGGTACTGTATTTTTCTGAAACCAATAAAGTCACCGGTAGTGACGCTTTTGTCATGCCAGAAGCCTAGGAGGATATCGTCCGGCTTCTGTCCCAGCGGTACACCATCCTCCAGATCGGGGGTGACAGTATAACTGCCGTCACTATTGGCGATAAAGCTTTTTATCTTCAGCCTCCGCCGGGACTTATAGTATTATATCCTTCAAAATAGGTCTGACGGTTGAAACGAAGTTCTGGTACACTCAGAGAGCTGCGCAGGACCAAAGCCTCCAGCTCGGCACGGGCGTCCTCACCGATGTAACCGCCCTGAACACCGGTAACGAAATCACCGACAGTAAGACTTTTACCTATTTTTGCCCCACCCAAGAGTTTTAGTAGATATTTTGTTTCATCATCCTGATCCTTACGTAGGTATATTTTTTTAAGTTCTTCAAGCGCTTTAGAGATTTCAAACAGGACACGAAGAGATGAGAATACATTGTTGTCGGTGGGGATTGTTTCATTATCCAGTTTGGAAATAATCTCAAGATAAATGCCATAGCCACGGATGAACTTGCGTAAATCATCTAATGAAACTTTGCGCCCGCTGTTCAGTTCCAGAAAATCCATGCCGGTTAACACATTGGTTTGTGTCAACTGGTCTATAGTAAGGCTGTCAGCTTTTAGCTTAGCTATGATCTTATCGGTGAGTTCCTGTAATTCAAGTTCCGTCATACAGTCAATATTTTATTGGCAACTTTTCTAAAACTTTTGTCATCAACCCGACGTATCTTTATCAGGTTCTCGCTTTCTGTATAGTCCACAATCTTTATATCCTGCAGTATCTGTTTGAAGATATAGCTCTTATAACCCTCAATAGGCTGGCTCATTTCAGGGACATTGGCATCAGCCCGTATAAAGCGTTCCCCTTCAAAATAGACATAAGTACAGCAGAGGATTCTGTTCAGTAACTCTCCGAACCATACGGGACATCCTTGTGCGTTACCAAGCGTGAATGTCTTCTGGGTAGTTTCCAATGCGTAAATTTCAGACAGATTGTTATCATATGTGGTGAACTGTTCATTATTCACACCGAATACCCAGTTGTCATCCATGAAACCGCCGGGAGCACGCCAGTCAAAGAAATACTGAGTGTCGGAAATCCAAAAGACAGCATCCTGTCTTTGTCGGTTGTCCTTCATCGAATACTGTATAAGGGTGGTTCGGGATAATTCAGACGTGTCAGACGTGATACGGAAAGGTTCGGAAACCATCCCGTTGATATCAATGCGGTAACATCCTTCAGCCAGTGCGGTCAGAACATGATAATAAATCTTATCAGTATGGTTCATGCTCCATATTTGCCAGTCAATGACTGTTTCATGACCGGTCACTATGTTGATTACCTTGCCTGTAATCGGTCGTGATTCGGAGCGTGTTATAACCTGTATCATGACTTCATCAGACGGGGCGAATATTTGCATATATTTGCCGGAAGCCCTGCACATATCTGTAGAAGGCTTGAAAAAAATAGGAGTGAACGGACTTACTATATACATAATTTACACTATCTCTATCAATTCATATTTAAGTGCTTCGGTTTCTTGCGGCTTGACATCCAGAGACATGAGATTCCCCTTGAAAATCATTCCGTTCCATTCTATCTGTACAATCGTATTGTTCCAATCTTCCGGAAAAATGAAGCTGTCTGTGGAAAATTTGATATTTCCAGGACCGAATAGCGGGTCATCCAAGGAGACGTCCGTATTCACAGCCCTGTCATCCAGTTTGATGCCGGCATTACCTTCAGTTGATGCGAACTTTAACAGGCTGGTGAAGGAAGCCAGATAACGTTTGTTCGCCTCAATCATATAGACAGGAGCCAGCGGTGCATTGAATACGCTGTTGGTATAGGCACCCTCAACCATAATGGTTCGGTCTACAATATATTTTCCCCCGTTGTTGATGCATTTTACGGCAAACACCTGTTTATCGCTGTCAGAACTGCTTGTTTCCTCACCCCGTTTCCCTATGAGCTCTTCAAATCCGTAACAATCGGCACGGTATGGGGATATAAGCGACAGTTTGCTGTTGTTCAGTGTTACACCTGTTGTATAGGTGGTGCTGAAATTGAACTCATCATTGCCATTGTTTCCAAGATCATAATCCTGTTTCTCATAGCCAATTTCAATTTCGGAATAAATCCGGCTGCTGTCAACGGAGTATTCAGGCTCTGATATGGAGTGTATGGTTTTCAGATTGGTACTTCCGAAAACCTCATCACGATGCTTGAATACGACATAAGGAACCTTCTCACCCTCATTCACGTTTTCCTTCAAAGTGCATTTCATAAGGCTGGTACCGACAATCACATAATATTGCTCATTTGTAAAAAATACCATATCCGTTCTGGCGCGGTCCGCAATGTTATAATTGGATGAACCGGTGAAAGAACTGTAATATTTGTCATTGTCCGAATACATGAATTGTTTGCTTCTACGTACATACAGGATATTGGATTCATCCACTGGACCTGTGAATGAACCGGAGTCAGTCTCAACGGAGATTATTGTCCCTCCGAAAGTCTGTACACCCTCATAGTCGGATAGTCCGATATCATAAAGCTGGCATTCGAGTAACGAGGTCTTTTTTGAACCGTCATCATAAACTGCATGATAATACATATCATCCACTGTATCATGATAGTATCTGTCTTCGTGCACTTTATATGATTTGTTGGCATTGTCGTAAACCTGATATCTTTCATAACCGGGGAAATTGGGGGAACGGTCAAGAGTGATGGAAGCATACACAATGGCTAGGAAGTAACCGTCTGTGGTTGAGAAATGTAGGGTGAAATTATCTGTTATGGATGTAATATTTGCTTTGTATGTGGTAAATCCTTCAAAATCATGACTATTGTTTAGTATGTCCGCATAGGGCAGGTCGGTATTGGGCCGGCTTTTCATTTCAATGGTATAAACATATCCGAATACGGTTTCCATCCATTCACAGAACTTGCTGAAGGAGGAATAAATTTTCGCTTTCTCAAAGTTTCGTATGCTTTCGGCTGCCACAAGACGGGAACCGTTCAACCGCCAGTTGTCCTTTTCTGTAAAGGCGTTTGATATATATGTGCGGATGGTCGGTTTGATGCTGCAATAAATACGTTCGCTGTTGGCGCTAATGGACTCCAGTAGGCGGCTGAGCAATTTCAAGGGTGATATCACATCAATATTGACAGGATCGCCCAAGTCATTCCATGATGTGATACCGGTATTATTATGAATTCTGACCGTTCTTCCATCTTGAACGGACATACGCTGATGGTTGAATATAGCGTATTGCAATCTCTCACCGGCAAGTAGCTTCCCGCTCCATTTGACTGCGCTTGTGTTCGTATTCGCATCAAGACCCAGAAGATTTGAGTAACCGCATGTCAGAAGCTGTATATTGCCTGATGTGGTTATTTTACATAGTACATGACCGAATTTTTTAGATTCTATGTAAAAGTTGGAAAAATCTACTGTCACATAATTATCTTCGATGCATTCCAGAAAAAAAGATGAGGTGCATGAGTTTGCAGGAAATCCCCATCCGCAATCTGTTCCGAATTTCAAGAAGGTTTCTTCCTGGTCCATTGTGACAAAAGAACGGTTGTTCACTTCATTGGTAACGGTATAATTTACATACGGAATCCACCACCACGCATCTTTAGGGATAAATTTTTCCATATATTCCTTGTCTTCCACGGTTTCCCCGATAATTTGGAAGGAAACCTCATTACGGATACGCACACCATCATAATTCAAAGGAATGTCTTCACGCATCTCAGATACAGGATACTCATATATTGTACCTTTATTCGCCTTTATCAATGCGGCGGCGGAGTTATCTATACAGCCTATTCTTGCCCGGTATGAATCATATTTGAATGTGGAGAAGTCATGGGGACATTCAAAAAGTTTGTTGTAGGTCCAGTTATTGCTGATGCCATAAACGGCAAAGGAGGCCAGTGATTTTAATTTGTCCTTGTTATATAATGAAATGAATCGCTCTCTGGCTTCCTCAACGAATTCCATCGTACTGCCACATTTACGGACAACACCCCCCAAATCCACACGGGTGTATGTGGTCTTTATATCACTGATATTGGCAATCATGCGTGATACGTCGATACAACTGTTACCAGCTGTATCGACCGTATTGGAACCAATCATCAGATAATATTTGCAAATCATACAATCATAGTTTTACTTTCGGGCAAATATAGAGAAAAAGCCGGCCGATACTCCGGCTGGCTTTAATCTTGGAAATTCTTGGAAAGTATGACTGTAAATTAATGTATTGATAATCAGTGGGGTATTATTCTGGCGGAATGGAATGCAATTTTATTCAGTCTTAATAGACTGTAATCAGATTCTCTATTCTGAAGCATCTCATTTCGTTCTTTCGGGCATCAAAATAAGCGAATGTCTTATAGCTGGGTTTCGTTATTCTTTTACCTCTTACGGTAGCGCCGGCAGGGAGGTTCATCAAAGTGCCTTCGGCGTATCTGATGGATCCGTCTGTCTTTTCATAAGCGAATCTGACTGTTTCAGTTCTCATTTTCTTAGCCAGCCTGTAGAGCTCCCATGCCTTGAGCATACAATATCTCCAGCTCTTTCCTGTAGCTTTTAATAACTGGTGTGCATACTTCATTACCCTCACTCTGAAATTTGTTCTTGTTTCCATAAGTTCTGTTTTTGGTTTGACTTGTTGTTTTTTATTGTACTATAAAGATAATCATAATAAACAAGTTTTACAAACAGGAACTCTTCCATTTAAAATGTACGAACTCTATTTAACGGTTAAATCCAGTTCGTTCCTCAGCAGTTCCCGACCGTAAGAGATACGGCTTCTTACGGTATTTACTGGTATTCCGACCATTTTGCCTATTTCTTTGTATGAATATCCGTGTGCGTAGTAAACCACACAGTCCATACAGCAGGTTCTGTTATGGCATCTCCTTATTGCAGCCTGAATGTCATGTACCATCAAGTCATCAGAGGCTTGATTATGGGAGAATATCTCTTTAATGTTGTCACACCCCACAAATCGGATTAGTGATCTTCGATTATAGGCGGTGATATAGGTGTTCAGCATGATAACCTCACACCAGGGTTTCAGAGCCCTGCCCTCCTTGAATTTTTCTTTATTGCTTAAAACCTTATAGATGGTGTCACCGACAAGATCCTCGATATCGCATACGGATGAACAGTATCTTCTTGCTATTTTGAAAAGCCATGGATACAAATCTGCTATCTCACGATTGAAATCAGTCATTTTTTCACAATTTTAAGGGTGAATAATGATGATTCCTCACTCAGATTCTTTTCAAGCTCAAGATGATACATCTGCGCCTGTTTTAATAATTCACTTGCGGAATTTTCCAGTTTGTCGATAAGCGTGTCAATATTCCTTTCAGAGTGGCGGAGGGTGCTTTTCAATTCTGATAACTCGGAAATAATCCTGTTGCATTTCTGATCCAAACGATCCAGACCCGGCAATATGAGAGCAGCCAGGGCATTAACTATTCTTTTATTATTCATAAGTAAGTTGTTTGTAATTTCAAGAATAGTTACTAACTGTCTGTCCGAAAATTCGATACGTATTTAAAAAAGCGGGTGGAAATAAAAAGAATAAGGAGTTTTATCTGCTCCTTGTTCTTAATCTTATTTCAGTATTGGCGCGCTGGACTATGTTAGCGTAAACAGCGGCATTTATTGTATGTATGTCAATTTGCATTTTAAAATAAGTCATGACAAACGCTATTTCAGAATCAAAGGAGGCACGGATCGCATTTTCATTTATGGCAGGGTTATCTGCTACAGCCATATCCTCTGTTCTTTTTTTATAGAATTCAGCCTCATGTAACATATTCTCAACGGCCTTTTTGAGCCGGTCATCCGTCAGGTTAGCAGGGAGGCTCTCTTTTAGAGCTTCCCTCACCTGTTCGTATCCTTCAAGAATACAAAGCGATTTGCATAGTTTTAACAGGAAGATCCGGGCGTCAATCTTCAAGGCATTTTCTTTCTCAGCCATTATGGCTTTTACACCAGTTGGATTCATGAGTGTCCTGTATTCAAGGATGAACCGGGATGCAAGTTGTTTCATTTCTTTCTCAGAGGCATTCTCATTTTCTTCAAGCAACACAGAATTGTCACCACAGGACAATTCAATGAATTGTGCCAGTGACAGCTGGTTCAATCTCTCAATCATAATCTGGTTCTTTTATAAAGTTCATAATTAAAATCATAGGCATCACGATGCTGCTGCTTTGCCATCTTACGCATATCACTACGCATTCCTTTCAATTCATGGTTTAAGGAGGAGTAATCGTTGTTGACCACAATATTGTTCTCTGTTTTTCCAACGTGTTGCTGGCTGATATTGAGAAAGTCAACGGAGGACAGATGGTATAGGCCGGCATCGGGGAGTACTTGGGTCCCACGGGGAAGGTCTACAAGCGTAGGAACATCAGGTGTTATCCATGCTTTGCCACTGTAGACGACAATTTCTTTCTTGCCGCCATCGCCGACAATGGCAGGACCTCCTGTATGGTTGTCAGTTCCTTTGGCATATTGGGGAATCGGAGTTGCCATGATAGTGGCGACTTGTACAGCGCCCATGGCTCCGACTAATGCAGCCAGTACAAAATTAGGTAGTGCTTCGGTTATTGCTAGTGCTGTTGCTATGCTAGCATTGGCGATATTTGCAGCTTTATCCCAAACAGCCTGTTTATATTGGATATCCTGACGTCTTTTTTCCAATTCTTCTTCCTTTTTACGGGTCTTGTCCTCTGCGGCACGCTTTCTGGCCTGCGCTTCTTCCTCAGAAATAATTTTCTGCTCCTTTAGCAATTCTATTCTTTCTATTTCCGAGTCATGGGCATCAGTGTTCGCTTCGGACTCTTCCTCTATCTTATCCAGTTGCCCGTCATACAAGGTTCCGACCAAATCGCCGATGGTACTGACAGCCTGTGATGCTGTCTGAAGCCATTTTTTCAGATTCTTGATGCGTTCCTTGTAAGCTTTTTCTTCCGCCTTGTTAATTTTTTCAATGGCTGTAATCTCGGCATCTGCTTCCTTATTAGCCAGATCAGCTTTCAACTTACATAATTCCTCGGTAAGTTTCTTCCGGTCTTTTGCGCTTAAGTTGTCAACATTCAATTCCTGTTCAATGGCATCAATGGCGGCTTCTGTAGTTTTACGGACATAATCAAGTTTGATTAGGTATTCTTCTTCTGCATATTGCTCGGAAGACATGTTCTCTGTTTCTTTGCGTCTTTTCAGATTTAATAAATCTGTCTGGAACTGCCTGTCACGCACAGCCTGTTCGGCTGCCGCATTATCAGCAATTTGGAGAATCTGTTCGGATGCGAATTCTTCCAACAGGCCCTGTCTTTTTTTCTTATACTTTTCATCAATAAGAAAGACATCCTCACCGGATTTCTCGGCGGTGTTCATCTCCTCCTCACGCTCCAGATCAAGCATCTTTATCTTAAGGTCTAGTTCTTCCTGAGTACCTTTTTGTATTATGGCCATACGGTTTGAAAGATTATTTTTTTCAGCGTCTAGGGCAAATTTGATTTTAGCATCAGAGATTTCCTTTTCCATCTTTTCAGCAAGGTTATTTCTAGTAGCGCTTTCCTCCTCACTGTTACCTCTGATTGCTGCGATTTGCCTGCTATAATTCAGGCTGATGGATTTAATCTGTTTTTCAAGTCCTTCATCCATCAATGCCAGTTCGCTTTGCTGATATTTCTCTTTTATGGCTAACCTTTCTTTCTCAGCTTTTTCAAGGGCTTTCTTCTCCTCGTCTGTCAGTCGGGTGGTGCCGATAGTTACATCAGTGGAATTTGATATTTTCCTGATATCCGCAATCTGTTTTTCCAAAGAAGTCACTTTAGTTACTTTATCCAGATATTCATTCCAGGTTTTTGTCTGTTCCTCGCTGAATTCGGCATTTGTCTTTTCCAGTCCAAACGCCTGTTTGAAGAATGAAGCATCTCCCATATCTTTCCATAATTGCTGGTTCTCATTATAGAATTTATTCCTTAAGGACTGTTGCTTTGATAACTCCTGCTCCAAAATGGCAATTCTTTCATTTTTGGCTTTTTCCAATGCTGTCGTTTCGTCATTCCCGGCCTTCAGATATTCATCTTTCAAACGGTTTATGGCAATAATCTCAGATTTTATGGATTCCTCCGCATAAGGGGATGCTGCTCTCTTGGCTGTTTCAACTTGCTTATCCGCAAGTTGTTCCGCGTTCATTAGCCATTCATTTATTTTGCGTATGCCATTTGTTGCCATGTCGATAAAATCCTTCATGGCTCCGGTATTGTCCATTATAGTCAGCATCAAAGATTCCCAGGCTGATGATAAGTTATACAATGCGCCTTGTACATTGTTTCCCATAGTATCGGCCATTTTATTCAAGTCATCTTCCACTCCTGTAATCTGGTCACGGAGAGGAACGATCTTGTCTGATGCGGTCAGAAAGGCGTTAAAAGCTGCCACACTTCGTTTATCGGTCATTTCCAGTGTGGAATTCAGATCAATCCCTTGTTCTTTTAATCTTTTCAATCCGTCAACCAATTCCGGTAATGTCTTAACCGGTCCACCAAGAGCTTGTGCTAATTTACCACTGCCATCAGCTAAATTCAGTAATATATTCCGGGTGGCTGTAGCGACATGGAAGCATCAAATCCTGCGTCTGCCAGTTTGCCCAATAAGGCCAATGTGTCTTCTATTGTGAAGTTGAAGGCCTTGGCAACAGGTCCGACGATGGGCATTGCTGTCTGAAGGTAGGAAAAGGAAAGGGCGCTCTTGGTTGTTGCGACAGCCATTGCGGATACGTACCGTTCCGTTTCTTCCGTATCAGCCCCGAACATACGTAGAGCCGCACCAGCCAAAGCAGCAGCTTCCGGCAATTCAGCACCAGTAGCCTGGGCAAATTTCAGCACTCCTTCGGTCATATCAAGTATCTCTGTCTTGGAAAAGCCTAATTTGGATAATTCTATTTGCAGGTTGGTCGCTTCTGAGGCGGTGTATTTTGTCGCCTCTCCCAAACGCCTAGCATCTGCTGTCAAGTCTTTTATCTCTCCTTTGGTCGTACCCAATATGGCAGCGAGCTTACTGTTTGCCGCTTCAAAATCAATAGCTGTATTAACTCCTTGTCTGATAGCTCCTGTCAGCTTTTGAATTCCTGCAATAACCGCTTGAGCACCTAGCATTCCTTTGATCATACTGCCGACACCGATTGTTACTTGGCTTATTCCGCTGTTGAAGCTTGTTTTCAACAGATTGCCCGTACTTTTAGCAATGATTCCCATGTTCTTCATGGCGGAATTACCTCGTTGAATCTCCATCCATGCACGTTTTATGGATTCGGTATAATCACCAACAGTCATTTTCTGCTGGGTGTACCGGTCAGAATTACGCTTCACATAATCAGTATTAACCCCGATGGTGGAGTTTAGACGTCCGATAGTCTGGATATATTCCTCATCCGTGTCCCGTACAAGTTTCACAGCCTTGCGCAACAGCCTGTTCATGTCGTTAGCTTCCTGAATGCTATGGATTTCCTTGTAAGTGGCGGCAATGGCATCAGTTATAATCTTTTGACGCTCCTGTTCTGTTACGTTGGCAGATTTTTTAGCCGTATTCGAGGCTCTTTGAGCCTTTTCAACTGTAGCCTCTGCTTTGGCCAGTTTCTCCAATGATTCGGCATTTTTTTTGCTGGCATCGGTAAGCTTCTTCATCTGTGTGGCTGATAAGTTGCCACTCTTGATTTGTTCATCGAGGCTTTTGGCAACTCTCTCAGCCAATTCAGATTGTTTTTTTAATGCTGCATTCAAATCATTGGTCGCACCGTCAGCTTTTTTAGCCTGGGTTATAATGACAGCGTTTAGCTTGTCCAAGTCACCGACAACTTCGACATTCATTTTTAATCCTTTAGCCAGTTCCTTGGCTGCGTCGCCGTAAATAGACTTTACTTTCTCTATTTCCTGACCAAGCTGTTTTACCTGTTCTATTTCTTTCTCATCAACAAGATCGGTTATCTTTAATTCTGCCATAATTACAAATAATGTCTGTATTCTACAATCGTGCCTTTTATCTCTGTGCCCAGTCGGTCAAATGAGTAACTGCCGTCAGCTTTCAAGTAGATGACATAAATACATTCGTCCAGCATGGCCGCTTTACGGGCGAGTTCACTTACACGTTCAAGTTCACTCATTTCTTTTTTTATCTTACAACCGCATGACATGATAATATTATTTATATCCACATTCTTTGAAAAAATTCTCAATCCATGGTCTGAGGTGCATTATGATGAAGTATTCCTTTGCGGAAGAGCCTAAAGCGAATATATTGTCACCATATTTCTTTTGGATATCGGGACCGTCTATAAATCCTTCCGTAAATACGCTCATACTCCTGTTCAATCTTTCCAACCTGATGCTGTCATAGAAAGTACCGGTAATGAAAAGGTTGGGAATCTCAGAAGGGCGCGGGGGCAGGTTTAACAGAAAACTGACTACCGGAGGTGTGATTTTTTCTTTCCATCGCTTGTACTTTTCAGGCTTATTCTGCCAGGGACCCGGCTCATTGAAATAAGGATCGTTGTCATAAGTAGGGCTCAGACATCTGTCTGTTCCGTCCATACCGCTATATAACTGTTCCTGAATACAGTCTCTGATAATGCTCTTGTTTGTATCCATGCAGTTCAGACATTCCTCTTCAAGTCCGGCGGCTATGGCATTGATTGTTTTTGATACTTCATATATGTTTGCCATAAATTAAAGATAAGGCCGGACAATGACGTCCGGCCGGGTTGTCAATCTTCTTTCGTAGCTTCCTTCCCCACAATCTTATCGTAGGTGTCAGAGAGCATCTTTTTGCGTGATGCCTCTTTGCGGTCTTGCCATAATACTTTAATGTGTCTTTCAATGAACTCTTCCTTTGTCATGGATTTTACAGCGTTCTCTACAAATGTCACTCCTTCGATTTTCATACCTGCTCGATATATTTGATATTGTTTTCAAATAGGATGGAAGGTGCCTTTAGAGATGGAGTTCCGGAATCTTTCGGAGTAATGGTCAGCACACCGTCAGCGTAAGTAGCGGTTGTTGCATTATCCAGCACTTCAGCGGCTTTGTCTGCTATGAGTTGTCCGAATTCAGGAGTACGGTCATAAGCACCAATCTTTTCAATAATTTTGTATTTATTGCTGGTCATGCTGACAAGTTCCACACCGATCAGCCTCTGAGGGAATACTTGGGATCGAATCCTAATTGGATGAAGTCGAAATTCAGCAGGCTGTCTTCAATATCCATGTGGCAGAAACTTATTGTCATTGTTGATTTGGCGCCACTTGCCGGGTATTGGGTTACAGTTGGATAAACAGTGGACATCGGAATACCTGCAAGTAAGTCTGTACCGTCATTATACCCGATAAGCATATAGTCCTTGTTCCAGAAATAGACGTCCCATTCCCTGTTTGTTGCTTTCAATAGTTGTGCGTTCAGCACTTCATCAAAGCCTGCCAGAGTGAATGTATCCGTTTGTGCATTGAGTCCGTTAAACTGGTTGGGACCATATCCGACCGCGCTTATCTGGGCCTCTCCGCCGTTTTTTGCATATTCGAAAAACGGGGAGATTGGATAAATCCGGCCGGGGCGGTCCGCATGGCACATCTCTGCCAATTTTTCTGCTGTAACATCATCAGGAAGTTTTGTTCCCGGTTCGACCAAAATCGCTCCTTTAACTTTTGACCAGTCAATCTTACAAGCCGAACTACCCGAATTAATATGGGTTCCGGCACAAGTTCTAATCTTTTTCATTATCTTCTACAATTGGGATTATTAATAGTTATTTCCATCGAGCTGATATCAATGGCATCAATAGGATCGCTCACTTCCTGTCCGGTGGCTGTCATTGCACCGTATCTGCCATAAGAATAGTTCTCGGAATAAACATGCCTTACTTTGTCATCCGCTCCCCAGTCAAACCGGTTGTCTTCGAGTAATACATCAAGTAACCTTCCATAAATCGGGCGCAAGATATTCTTGAAAGAGTTTACCTCGCGTTCCTCGTTTGTCCAATCTTTGGTTGACGGGCAGGCGATAACTAATGAAACCTTTGACTTTGAATAGTAATGCCGGCTGTCACGTTTCTCACTTATCGGACAAAATAAAGCGACAAGAGGAAACTTCAAAGGCAACTGCCGCTCAGACTGACTGTATACATCAAGAGTATCCTTGATATATTGACTGTTCCCGAAGATATAGTTCAATGGTGGATTATCCACCTCCTGAAACCCTCCGTTGCCGTCAGGACATAGAATCTTAAGATTCTGGGAAGCCTTGGAAACTACATCACGAAAGATATCCACTATATCCATTGTCATAGGTTAAAGCTGTTTATTGGAGTTAACAGATTCTTGTTGACGTTCACTTTGAACGGGCATTCATCGGAAGAAGCCCAACAAACGAATTGTTTGTTTCTTTCAACCATTGTATTCCATGTGCTTACCTGACGTTGGAGCGGGGAAACATGCTTGTTGGATGATTTCAACTGTATAAGTCCGGTAACAGTCGCATCTGTATTCATGTCACGTAAAATATGATAGAATACATAATCGGCAAAAGATTCACGTAACTGCCTGCACACATATTCATAAGGAGAAACAGTATCATTCTTTGTTTTTGGGGATTCATTTTCAATCATCTCAAGATAATCCGTAATCTGACCGGCAAGCGTGAATCCGACAACATCATTCAGGAATTTCCGTTGAAAAGAACGGATATACCCGTAAATGACATTGTTGGCGGAAAGTCCTTCAGCGGTCGGCATTTTGGCAGTAGTGGCGTTTCTTATCTGCCGGGGGCCGGATATGAAATATGATACATCAACAAGCATAGACATGACTACTTCTTTTTAGTTGTTTTCTTTCCGCTGGTGTTCACAGATGGATTGACATTATCCATATCTATGGACATGGAATCATCTTCTGGCAGATTATTGCTGTCGGTGATATTCAGTGTCTTACTGTCTTTCATATCGACTTCCTTTTCATCCGTTTCAGGCATGCTGCCGCTGGCTTCCATCTCGGTCATACGTGCTCTCAGGGAATCTCGTTCACTGGTAAGTGATTCTATCTGCCCATCTTTCTGGGCCAATGTATCTGTCAGTTCTTTGACTTGGGCTTCAATGGCTTTTAACGCATAGTCCTCATGGACCAGCGTACCGGAGATAGGAGTGATTTTTATCAGCCCTCTACCTATACGGATACGCTGCTCACGAAGCACACGCCCGAGTTCCTTTTCGTCACCTTCAAGTATGTACTTCATATTCTTTATGCGGATTTAGTGATTGCTTCCAATACATCGTCCAGATCACCATAAGCGAATGCCCAGGGCATGTAGACAGGCATCATCAGTTCTTCCTGAATCATGACTGTGGTCATGTTTTTCAGTTTGGTGTTGACATCATCTGCGAATTCGATTGCCAGAGTGGTGTAGTCTATCAGAGAACAACCGTTCAAAAGGTCACCGGCAAAGTATTTGCCGACACCGATGGCGTTACATTCGATAACAGGTACGTTGCCGATATATTTACGACCGTTCACTTCGGTAATTAACTCAAGATTTCTGCCGGTTGTATCCTTGGCGGTGGAAATAGTGAAGACTGTGGACGGATGCAGAACCAAGGCATTAGGTGAATACTGGCCAAAATTAAGTACGGCGAAGATAGCGTTCACGACATCCTTCATGTTCGGGTCCTCCACAGAACCGAACATACCGCTTTTAATGGCTCCGGACATTTTGGCTACTGAAGTTTCGGTTCCCTTATAGTCAAAATCAATAGCGAATTTACGGTCATTGATTTTATGAATATCGAAAGTATCGTTCAAGCCTGTCTCTACTGTCGCACCTGACAGGGTCACCTTCATCTTGTCAATAATCTTGTCATTGGCTGCGGCTAGAGTTATGATTGTCTGGCCGTTTGCAGCCTCGAGTGACTCAATGGCACCGGCAGAGATGGTAACATAATTACCGGCAATGAATTTGGAAACACAATCCACGCCTTCATAACGGGTGATACCTTTCAGATTGTCCCCGGTACCGTCACCGAACATAATCTGATAGTTCTCGGAGAATTTGACCCATAAAGGCAGACGGTTGAGGATGAATGATACTACATACTGCTTTGCCTTCAACAAACGTTTTGACAGATTCATGTGGGTACCGATACGTTTTACATTCGTGAACTCTTCCTTGAATTTCAATGATGATTCAGCCAACATACCGTTTTCTGCTACAACCATGACATTGCGGTCAAAATCATAGACCTGTTCGTATGAGATGGACAGTGCGGATGGATCACCCTGTTCAACCATCATCAGATCACGGAGATTCAGTTTCTGTTCGTTGACTGCGGTGACAACACGTCCTGTCGAGCGGTTGTTGCTTCTTGGCGTATTGGAACTTTCGGTGATGGATACGATGCCTTTTAAATCAAGATTCATGGAACCGGATGTCTTGGTGCGGTTCGCAAAATAATCCTGGCATGCAGGACTGTCAAGAAATTCACCAACAGCTTTCTCCACTTCATTGACGGAAGTCATATGACCGCCTTTTTCCTTGATCTTGTCGAAAGCCTCCGCCAGAGCTGTCACCTTTTCAGCCTGTTCATCATAGGACTTTTTAATATCTTCAAAATTGGAAAGATGTTTCAACTGTTCTGTGATATTTTTGGAGATATCCTTGAACCTGTTCTCAATATCCTCCTTTGTCATCAGACCTTCGGCAAATTCATCACATACTTGTTTGCATTTCAACTGGATACTGCCCAAAAGAGATTTTTCCTCATCGGTCATGTCCTTTTCCTGTTTGGCGAAAGAAATCAGGGAGACAGGTGCTGCAACCAAAAGTCCGGTTACATGTTCCGGACCATTCAAGGCACATACTGTACAAACGACAGCCACAATGGCAAACATAATAAGGGATTGGTATTTCCCCACAATTTTTAAAAAAGTCTTCATTTCAAATTCGTTTTTGGGTTAAACATTAAATAAATTGACTCAATTTTGCAGCAAGCGAGAGATTCGTTTCGTGCTTCTCATTTCCCTTGTCATCAGCAGGCTGCCGGGTGTCATCTGACGGCGCGACAGCAGCTTCAGGTTTGGTATCTGCAATCTTGGAAATCATTGTTCTATATACACGGCTCCAGCAGTGAGGACAACGAACATAGCTTACGATATCCTCTATGCTTTTGCCTGTCAAGTCAACATCAAGGCTTTTATGGGCGTCAAGGACAGCTATAACCTGCTCACGGATTTCAGGTTTCAGTTTATCCATTTCGGTTCGGACAATATCCTCTACAATCCATCTCTGATACATGGCGGCAAGGTCAAGCACCTGATTGTTGAACGTGGTTTCAGCCTGTTGGTCATAGTCGAATGTATGACCGCATTCTGGACAGGTAACCATATTGCTGTTTCCTGTCAATGCCTTTTCGATAAGATCCAGTTTCATACTTAAATCATTTAACCGCTCATCCGAATATCTCATGTTCAGAGCTTTGTTTATCATTTCAAGAGATGATGTAAGCTTCGCGCGCTGTGTGTCAATACTGTCATCACTCTTTATATCCACAAGAAATGTCTGAGGGTTTGATCCCCATGCTTGTAAGGTGGAGGCTTCCCCAAGAAACCATTCTTTGACATGGGCCGGATCATTCACATCCCTGCGGACGGCTTTCACACCGATGGAATGCTCCAGTGTCTTGCCACATTCAGCATAAAGTTTGTAATCTTCAAATGTTTCCCGTCCGATCTGTTTGTTAAGGTTCATTTTGGATACGATAACCAGATTCATGTTATCTTCCCTCGCTTCAATAGGGCAACCTATAAGTTTTGTCTTGTCATGGTCCAGTAGATGTTTGCCACGTTTTAAGAAAAACTCGTTGATCGTTTTATTGAAAGAACCGCTATCAGAGATATCACCTTGCGTATCTTTAATACCGATACCATTAACGGCAATCGTAACAATGCCTTTCTGCTCATCAACATCATTCGCCTTCGTCTTCAACTGAAGGCTTCTCAACTCTTTGTCCATTGTCATTTGATTTTTTAGTTATACTTAAGATTTTCTTTACTCTCTCAAGCTCCTTGTCAGACATCTCGTACAGAAGTTTGTCAAACAGGGAGTTTTCAACTTTGCTTTCCCCGATACGGGCACGGTAATCATTCAGGGTGATGATACCATTCTGAAATTCGCCCATCGCACGTTCCGATATGATTTTAGAAACTTCCTCCTTTTCCTTCTGCCCTTCCTGAAGGCAGTCCACGTGACTGAAATCGACATCAATGTAATATCCGTCACGGTCATATCCCAACATACGTGTCAGTTCACTGGCGTAGCGCCTGGCTGCCGGGATTATCTTGGAGGTGTAGACTCCCTTCTCAGCGGATTTCTGATTATTGAATGTACTGTGGTCCTTGCGTGGTACAAGTTCCGGCGGAACACCAAATACACCGGCAATTATGATGGCATCATTCAATGTTTCTTCAAAAGGCTGTAATTCCTGAATGCTGAGGTTGGTGCGGATGAAATCCATAGGAACATCACTTAATCCATACGGAAACCTGCTGTTGTCAAGGCCGTAATTCTCGTTGAATTCCTCACGGAGATTTCTCTTTTCATCTTCGGTCATGGCAACTGTACCCGTTTCGTCCTTTTTTTCGGAAACGAATATTCCCAAGGCTCCACGTTTCATGTATATCACATTTCTAGCCTGATAAACAGGAATGAGATTGTCAATGGCCATCTTTACGGAATACAGCCGCGAATGACCTTTTATAAAGTTGTCATTTCTATAATCTGTGTTACCGTCCTGATCGTGATAAATGAAATTAGGATTGATCTGTTCAGCATAGTTCAGCCCGTACTGTAACAGGTAATAGTCAATTATATCTTCTTTCTCGGCATTACCGAATAAGGGGATATAGTTCTTCAATCGGATGGTAACCTTATCTGATGGAAGCACCCAATAATTTTTGCATTTTTTGTAAATTGGGGTCTTTAATGTTTGAAATGCTTCAGGTACAACGCATTTCAAATAGCTGTTACCGGTAGCATATTTATATACAAAATGTTGGTAGACAATCCCTTGAAATGAATTCAAACAATTAGGACGGTCTATCAGGTCATTGAACTGCTTGTTGTTCCATACGACCGAATCATCGGAAGCTTTTTTGAGCATGAACCTACCCCCAGCAATGCGGCTGGCAAGAAAGTCGATAGGGAAGAATATCTCACCGACGGTGTTGAAAAGAGTAAGGAAATTGGAATCAGCACATATGGGCTGTATATGTCTTCGCTAAGTCTGAATCTTCTTTTTGACAGGGCGGAGAATATCTTGTCAACTTCCTGAGCTACAAGGCTGGAAATATCGGTGCTCTTCTTCTTTCCAAATATATTTTCTAAAATTGTCATATAGGAATCTGTTTCCGGCAAATGTAAAGAGAAGAAGCTTTCATTTTACAAAATACCTCAATCTTGAAAATAGGAGAGGGGAGGAAGTGATATGTAATAACTTGTATACAAGTTGATTATAACTTATTTTAGCTGGAACGCGATTTTATTATGTAGTGCCCCCAACCACTGAGAACCGTACTGGCTCCCTTATTTTCGCAATCAACGTTGTAGTCCATCAGGTTGGTTACAAAATTGCCGTATTCCCGTGATTCTTCAAATTTCTTGGGGGAAAGAAGAAGATTTTTCTTTATAAAGTCAGATGTGGCGGATATGCGTTTGTCTACATCGGAATATTCTTTTATCACTCTGATATCCGCCCCTTTCATCTCTTGTCTCAGCTCCTTTACCATCTGATAATAGACAGGAGAACATTCAAATATATGGGTCTTTGCTTCATGGCACATGATGGCCTTTTTTATCTCGTCAACGGATGATGTGTCTTTAAACATGGCATCTGTCAGATGCCATGTGTTGCCGCAACGGCGCGTATGTACAAGAAGGAATGTTCCAGCCACATTCGGCATTATATAAACCACGCTGTCTGTATAATTATGTACAGTATCCGGATTGAAGAAGTCGAGCATTCCTTTACCTGCGTATAAATTCCGTTTGCGCCGGTTGCTGAACTCGATAAAACTTTCGTGGCACAAGTCATGGACAATATATCGGAACGTGTCGGACAAATGCCCGTGTTCCTCATACGACTGCTTGGTAGTGGAGTTTTTCACTTTTGTTTTTAATATGCCACCATTGGAATCTTTCTGGACACTCATATAGTCCTCAAGAGATATCGTACAACTTTCGTCAATGCAGATTTCAATGCCGGGTATCTGGAAATCGAATATCGCATTGATGAACTCGCCTGTCATGGCAACGGACGGATTTCTGTCACCCACTTTGTCTTCTATGTCGAAACCTTCATTCTTTAATGTTTCGATGAACAAGTCCATCCAGGAGCGTTTCTCATCATCAAAAGTGTTGGCTGATTTGGTGGATGCATCGCCATGGACAAACAGCTTGTCGCAATACCTTATTGATTTCAGATATTTGGCGACCAGTTTGGATGATTTCCTCACTGTGTTATTCGGGGATTCGGCACATGTTTCATGGAACTGCCATATCTTTATGCCTGTAGTGAAATCCACTTGCCAGTAACTGATACTGATGAACGGCAGCACATTATTATCGACAGAAAGATGAACAGGCAGACTCGGATTATACGGGCGCTCTCCCGAATGCTGTCCTCTTTTGAACGAGCCGAAAAATTCACTGCCGGTACGTATGACTCCCCATTCGCCCAGTGCATAGACATTATAGTAGTCCGGATCGTTGATACGGTCTTTCTCGAAGTCGGCGACACACTGTTCATCGTAATAGCCGTATGTGCCGTCCGGAGATCCGACAACCCAGAAGTTATTCAGATAAGTGGACTGGATGAGGACAGTATCGCCCGGATGTTCCACAATCTCTTTCGTCCGGACATTCATAATCTGTTTGGGCTCATTCATTCTTAGTGACTTTACCGTTGTAAGTTCTTCAGGGATTCTCTTGCCACCCAAAGTTACTTCCATCGGGATATCATGCCATTTGTCCTTGTCGAATATCTCTTTCTTAATCCAGTGGGTAATTTTGATGGGGTTAAATGAACAGATTATTTGCTGGCCGTGCTTGCCACGCAGACGTTTCCTTATCTGTTTGAAATCTCCGTGTTCAAAATCAGAAAACTCTTCAAGAAACACACGCTTGTAATTCTCTAGTCCTTTGATCTTTTCGGAATCATCCAGACCGGAAAAAGTAATTTTAGCTCCATTGAACTTGCAGACTATGCGCCTTTCCTTAAAGTCAAAAAGATGATAGACATTCAAAGTCTTTGAAGCTTCCTTGAATGCTTCATATATGGAATCTTTCAGAGCTGCACCGACTTTTCTGAATACTTTAGTGTTCTCGGAATCCTGCAAGGTCATTATAAGGATAGCCTGAGCTATACTGAATGACTTGGCGGATGATGAACCGCCATACAGGATGATGAATCGTAATGAAGCATCCTGCAAATACTTCAAAAGATGAAAACAATTAGGATTGAGTTTCTTGTAATTTATAACCATATACTGTTCTATAAGTAGGTGATTCTCCTAGGGCAGATAAAGAAAAAGTGTTAGTGTGCTGTTCTATTTATCCGATTTGTCGTTTTCGTCAAAACCGATGCGCAGTTCACCGATCTTATCGCCGTCATTTTTTACATTGATGGTCTTTTCGGCATCCCATCCGTTCCATGCACCAAGAAGCCGGGCGGCTTCTGTCTTACCTGTGAACTCATAGGAAACTTCTCCTTTCTTGTTGGTTATCTTCTTCATTGCATTCCGGATACGTTTGGGCATTTGGTCGGGTCGCTTTAATTTTACTTTGCCTGTTGAAGAATCAAGTATATATAAGTCTTTGGGGTCAGCCATTACAATATCATAGAGAACCTTCTCAACCGCCTCACGTCTGACTGCGGAATCTTTGGCACGTTGTTCCTTAATTTGATTTATCCTTTGGGAGACCTTTGGGTTTGACAAGAGAAGGCTGGCTTCAGTCCATACACTTTCTGCCTTCATTTTGGAAGCATTGTAAGCCATGCGGTAGGCTTCGCTTGCATTGCCTTCGATATCTACATAATATTGGCAGAAATTTTCTTGTTTGAGTGTCAGTGGTCTGTCTTCTTTTGATGTCATATGGTTTTATATTTAAGCCTGCAAGAAAAAAAGATGGGGTTAAGACTTCTTTTCCTGCAGGTGGATTAAAACTTAAAAAGTAATTTCATTGGGCGCTATCCTTCCTCCGTCTTGGAATTTTGGGGCGTTTGGTTTCTCCGCCCGGCAAAAATCTTTCTGATTCCATTCTCTACGGAGGTGTAGGACAAAGGTACTAAGAAAATGTACCTGTCCACTACTTGTTCAGAATTGTCATGTTCACGGGTGGTCTCCACCAGTTCAATATCAATGCTTTTATACGATCCCACAATTCTGCGAAGCTTTTACGGTGATAGGTTGCATGTTCGCCACATTGACAAGGCGTTTGTGTGAGCCGTAGGCATAGATGAGTCCTTGTACCGCGTCATCAATGTATGTAAAGCAACGGATATTCCGGCCGTAGTTGTACAGTTTGACTTTTCCTCTATTGAGTAAAAACCAGAGAAGAGTTCTTTTACGTGGGAGGGAACCGTACACGTTATGAAGCCGGACGCCTGTCGCGTCTTTGCAATAGAATGAGGCGTACTGCTCGTTGAAGTATTTGGATATGCCATACATGGAGGTTGTGTTGCATGGATGGGCGGCAGACGAACTTGCGTATACCAATTTTACATGATATCTGTTGCAGGCATCAGCGACATTTATGAAAGTGTCAATGTTGTCTTTCCGGATTTGGGGGATGTTTCCATTGAATACGGAAGTCTGTGCGGCCAGGTGGAATACACAGTCTATATCTCCGTTTTTGAGGATGTCGCAAATGCTTGCGGCATCCTTGCCGTTTTTCCGGTCAATTCCGATCACTTCAACATCACGTCTTTTCAATTCCTGACAGAGGGCTTTGCCTATGAAGCCTTCGCTGCCAGTTACAATCATCTTCATCTTTAATCGTTTTAGAGTTAATAAATTGGGTTTTATGGGGTGGTTGTTCTATCACTCGGAAATAATCTTTTTCGCGCTGTCAATATTCCGATGGTTCAGATAGGACTGCCAGCATTCATTGCAGCGTGACCATTTGAAACCATTTTTCTTCAGTTGGTTACGTATGTCTGCATCCGGAATGGAAGGAAAGAACAGTTGCAGGCGGTTTTCTGAATAATTTTCAACCAGACTTACACCATTGATGGTGTATTCCTTATTCTCTGTCATTTTCATTTTTCTGGCTCTCTCAAGCTGTTCTTTGACCCGCCGGATATTAGATCCATTATTGGTAATGATATAACTGGGAAAACCTATTTCACCAAAACAGTCGGGAATGAAGAGTTGTGTTATCCCGTTTTCGGAATATCCTAACTCTTTCAGTTTATCATGTTTCTCAATTTCGGAGAGCTTCTTGGAGCGGAGAATCTTGTTGGTGGCTTTCATTGTTTCCTGTTTCTTTCCAAGGGTGGCCAGCTTTTCTTCCAGCCGTTCTACGGCATCGTCATCTCCCAAGTAAATTGAGGCATTATTTTCTGCCGCCTTGGCTTTCTGTTCAAAATATTCAGCTTTCTCGCTAAGCTTTACCGCTTTTCCCAGCGTATTCCATGAGCGGTCCAGAATTCGTCGATGAGTACTTTCTGAATGGTGCCCTATAAGTACGGGTTGTCCCATGGGGATGTTCTCCACTAACTTATGGCTTTGACTGTAAGCCTCCTTAGATTCTTTCATCGCTTTTTCTGCAAGTTCCCTGTACCTGCCAGTTTTCGCTTCTTGTCTTTCTTTTCTGTTCATAATTCAATGTTATTTGGTTTGACTATATGAAAAGGCCACGACTAATGCGCCGTGGTCTCGTTAAACAAATCCTGTTGTTTTTGGGGAACTATATCATCGAACAAGCCGGGAACACGCGGTTGCAGGGCTTCATACTCTTCCCGGAAAAACTCGGCTTTCGTGCGTCCCTTCTTCTTGCCTTTGCGGGTATGCACATCGAATGTATAAGGTGGAATGGGTATGGGGCTTTGTCTGATATCCTCAATCCATTTTTCTATATCGACATCCTTGCGGTCATAAATGAAGTTCTGCAAGTGGTCGGCATCACGATTCTTCCGGCATTCGCACAGCAGAAGAACAGCTTTGCTTACAAAGATACGCCCTTTGGGTTCTGTGGCTTTCTTGTTTACGACCTCGTGTCCCTGCCATAATGCTTCTATTTCTCCGGTCACGATTCCATAGCAATCCTCGGCGGAGATGGTGAACAAACGCTTCCATACATAATCCCTGTAACCACTGGTCCACAGTTCCAAAGCGAAAAAGCCTGCAACCGCTGCGTCAGCCCTTCTGATCGCTTTCTGCATTGCAGAAGATACTTCAAAAAAATCATAGCCTCCAACAGTTCTGATAGTCATAATTTTTAGTTTTTTGGTTTGACTTATTGTTTATTACATTAGTAAAGATAGTCGTAATTGACAAGTTTTGCAAACAGAATCTTCGCCATTTTATCGCCTTTTTCATCTGATTATCAGTATTTGAATTTACAGGTTATGTTATATTGCACGAGCTGCTTTGTCTTGTCCTTACCGTTGTTGGTTGCGCTCTTCAACAGGATGCTGTCACCAAAGTTTTTCTTGATGAAAAGAATGGACCGCCGTTCCTCTTCCTGATTGCGGATAGAGGCCAGCCCTCCTGCATTGACAAATGTATTTTTCTGCTCGAAGTTGTATCTGAGGTCTGTGAGTACACGCCGTTCCTTATACTTCATGTAACAACTTATCCAGAAATCTTCTTTGAGTCTCAGTTCCTCGTTCCACCAGGTATTTTTGTTATAGATAATTCCGTAACTGCATCCTGTTATCATCTTTGAAAGAGAAAGAAAGCTCGTTTCGTTATACATCACAGGTGATATCCGTGAGGTGAAGCCGAAAAGGTGGATATCCATAAGACTGGCCATTTCATGGAGTGAGAGGATAATCCGGGTAATCTTGTCTTTGTCTTTCACTCTTCCGGACTCGCCTTTCTCCGCATAAAGAGTTTTGCAGGCATGGACATCATCATCGAGCATGAACAGCTCCCCGAAATATCTTGCCATCCAATTACGTTTGGGGATAAGACCAATGATGTCATCGGGATGGGTGACAATCTCGCAATCCGGGTTAAATTCACGATACAGGTCTGCTTGGCTCTCGGCCACACAGACAATGGGATCATTCACCAGCTTTTTGGCGAACACTCTGTCATGCCTTTTATGGCTTGGAATTACTATTTTGCAAGGCATGGCGTACATCTTTTATATCAATGACATTCGATTTGCTTATCTTGCCGGTCTTGTAGGATTTCATGTGCTGCATATCCAACCGTTCACGGAGCCAGTTGCTGTCCACCTCATTACCGGAAATAATGATGAATAGTTCATGTTTCTCATCATATTTGGGAATGAGAGGATACAGGGCGTTGTCATCCGATATGGCGTTGAAACGATCCTTGAATTCATCCTTTTCCTTTTCTGGAGCGAACTCAATACCCCAGTCCTGTAACTCAGCCTTATCCCACTCGTTTTCCATAATATCCATATCATTCTCACCGAAACTTACATTATCTTTTGTGGCGTATTCACGAAGCTTGGCTACGGGTGTATCGTCTGGCAGCACCTTGCAGGGAAGTTCTTTATAGCCCAAATCCTTACAGGCACGTAAACGCAGGTTACCACAAACGACAATGTATCTGCCTTCTGATGGAAAAACGATAAGTTCACGGAGATCAAGCATCTCAGGAGAGTCGGAAATACTTTTTTCATCGCTTCGAAGCGATAGTCCCGGAAGAAACGTGGGTTCTTCGGAAGCCCGGCGAGCTGGCCCTTGTTGAAGTCCAGCAGCTTTATAGAAATGTTTTTTGTCATAACTCACTATTTATCAACTACACTTAAAATCAACATCACTCAAGTCAGTCACAACACCTATTCATCCTTGTTGTCATTGAACTCTATCGTATCCTTGATCAGTTGCTCGATATTTGCGCATCCGATACGGCTTAGATAAGTTATGGTGGAAATGATGATACCTGCAGCGGCAATCTCCTGTTCTGAATAGCCGGGCAGATGCTTGCTGTGATATTTCGAAGCTTCAAGCAATTCCCTCCATTTAACAGAAATCAATAAGATAAAGGCACGCCTGGAGGTATAATTATTGATTTTACCTTTGCGCATTGCTGTTTCAAGGCATCTCTTCGCCAATTTATTCAATGTTATCATTGTTTGACAGGTAATTGTTAGGACTATATTAATATTCTCAAAGATCCTGTATGATCGGGCGACTCTCTTGGTCTGGGATGGGTTATTTTCATTTTTATTTAGTTTTGAGAGTTATTTTATCACATCTGTTAATCGGTATTTTTACTTCTTTCCCATACCACGAACACCAATAATATGGCTGAAATAAATTGGGTGAATGCGTGCAATATTTACATCTTTCACACAGGTGGATTCTATTCATTTTTATATCGTTTTGAATTATTTTTTTATAACTACCGCCATTGTACTAATGGATGTGCCACTCTCTTTAAACTCCCCTGCGCTGATTTCAAACACTTCTCCATGTACTTCTTTCAGCCAGTTGCGGAAATCAATACATTTTTTTTCCGAAGCGAATTTCCAGTGTTGGCTGGTTATTGCTGCAAGGGTTCCACCTTGTTCTAATCGATCATACATAAGCCTGACATGCTCTATATCCTGATTACCGGAAAACGGAGGATTTGCAATAATCTTAGTGTAACTACCTACACTGTCTTTGGTAAAGTCTTCATCAAGCAATATTACGTTGCTAAGGGTATACAAAAACTCTCTGTTTTCCGGCATCAGTTCATAGCATTCCACTGTTACAGAAGGACAAGCTCGATGAATGGCTTTAATGAGAGCACCGCGGCCGGCACTCGGTTCCAGTACCGTATCATTTTCATGTATTCCGCCGGCAAGCATAACCAGCCAGTTCGCCACCTCAGCCGGCGTTTCAAAAAACTGGTATTCCTGCTGAAGATTACAGCGCTTCCCTTCTTTAAGAATTGAGAACACCCTCTCCGGATTGAACGGGAATGTAAACCCTTGAGCCTTTCCACCCTGCCAAGATCCGCCGGCTTCTTCAATCCATTTCTTAGCCTCGGCATACGATTTCTTATTGAACTGCACATTGGGAAGTTTCAACAAACCGTTCTCCAAGGTACAATGCCGCAGTATCTCTTCAACGCTCCAGTTCTTCCCACTGTCAGCTGTACCTTTCTTGCTTTCTTTATTCTCCTCAATGCCTAATAGCCTGTGCAATGATTTTTGTACACCGATAGCAATGGAGGCATTGACTGACATCCACTCCAGTATGGCTGTCAGAAACTCGGTGTCTACATGTCCAGTCTCGTCATAAATGGTTTCCTTGTCAATCAGGGTCGGAAGCTGCTTAAATGGTTCAAGGCTACCATGTAACGTTTCGATTAAAATCTCTTTTTTGCTCGTCATAACTCTTTTGTAAATAAATTCTTGTTGTGTCTACACTCCCATGACCTAAAAGGTCAGCCAGTTGAATAACATCTTTGTTTTTTTTCAGGAACATTTTAGCGAAAAAATGACGAAAGGCGTGTGCGTGCATCTTCCTTGAATCAATACCGCAATGTTTTCCCCATGCTTTCAAGTGCTGGGAAAAGCCCCGCTGTGTGATCGGACCGAATCTCCCTACCGCAAAAATCCCGGTTTTACCATGTTCCTTAGCATAAGCCTTCGCTTCTTGCTGTAGCTGTTTTTGAAAGAAAAATCGACGGTACTTGTTACCCTTCCCTCTTAGTGTTACCTCCCCGGATATAATGTCTTCCCACGTGAACTGCTGGAATTCTGACAGACGGGCACCCGTTGTACCCAATACTTTGATAAAAAAGTAGTAATCCTTGTTGGATTTCGTTTTCAGAAAATCCAGTAGGCGGTTGTACTCCTCTTCTGTCGGGACATTGTTTACATCGAGCTTGCGCTTCATCTTAGGTCGCTTAAGCTCTATCGGTTTTTTTAGCCATTTAGAAAATTTTTCCAAAGCGGTGATACGTAGACGGATAGTCTGTGGGGATAATGATTTTTCTTCTAAAGTCCGTATAAACCGCTTGCAGTTTTCCATATTGATCTCATTCACATATTCAAAGTATTGCTTCAAGGATGTATAATAAATATCCACTGTATGTGGCGAATAATCATTGTTGTCGGTCAACCACACTATAAAATCATTCAACAGTTTTCTATTCTTCTCCGAAATGGCATCAAGTCTTTCTAACGTCTTTATTTTCTGCTCTCGGCGGTTATATCCGATTTTAAGGTGATGTAATAAATCACAAATGGCTTCACTCATCAATGGATAACGTGCCCCAATATTGGCATTTTCACGCTTATAAGCCAGATAGCTACGACGATTGACATCTTCGGCACTTTCAAGAAAATCCGTTACATATTTGATATATTTACCGATGGTATCATAAGTCCTTCTTGTTGTATATAAGTAGGAAATATAATCAGTTAATATCTTCTGTCTGTCACTATTCATGGTTATTTATTGATTTGTTATGAGTAATACACTATTCCTTTATTCTCTACAGTCTTTTTCAGGACACAAACATAATGATCGAAAAAACGACACAGATATTCATTTAATTCTGGCTTTATAACAGACTCGTATTTCTCAAAATCATGCAGTATCTTTTCTGCTACCGTATAATCTATCGCACCTTCACAATCAGATGTTTGCAAAAATTCAATGAATGGCTTACCTATGAAGTTGTTTACGTTATTCCAAACGTACTTTACATCATGTTTCAAAACCACATGTGATATTATATCTCTGAAAATAGAATATTCTGAATAAAAAATATCACAGTCGGAATATAAAACATCAGCTTTATAGCAGCCTTCCTCAACCGTAGGTATATGGTTTATCGGTTCCATTCCGTGCGCTTGATAAACATACCACCCATTCCCGGTATTATCATATTCCTCTCTTGATATTTTATCGCCCAATTTTAAGGCATAAATACTTAATCCCATATTAGCTCCTTTCTTTCTTGGAATCAATATATGTCTCTCGCTTCATCGAATTGGAATACGGTTCTTTTCATTCTTCTAATTTTTGAAAAATAACTGGCCGCAACTCTTGACATATAACTAAACGGCTCCAATACATTACCTTTCCTTTCCGCAATGGTACATAATGTTTCCTCATATATGTAACTCCATACCTCTTCCAGCATTTGTGGCCTGTTTGTGAATTTACGTTTTACGATATAGGTGCATATACGTTTTTTGTACTTACTTAACTCCAATGCTATATCCGTAATGTCTTCGGTATCGTAATACAATTTCACTTTTTGAAGCCAATCCAGCGCATTCAAATTACATTGAACAACCTCTTTACTTGTCATTTGGGGCTTTATCTTGGAGCGTGCAAGTTCGAGAAAATCATATCTTGTTTTCAATTCTATCCTGCCATTGAGTGATACAACCCATACTCTGCCCAACTTGTTGGGATTGATATGGTGGGATACAGCATACATCAGCCGGTTGACACAAATAGCACGTTGTTTTTTTGTATCGTCATCATATAGAAGATATCTGCCATTAACAGGCTTTATTATCCTACATGTAGTTTTATTTCTTACGCGTTCTCCGTTTGTTTCATATTTAGAATATCCTTCTATATCAATCCATTGTTTGGGGGTGTTCTGCATATTGTAAGTTTTCATATTTTTCTTATTTTGAATTTCTTGTTTATTTCCTTTTCTGCCGCCTTGACTCCTTTCTTAAATCCCTCCACAAAGCTGTCAAAACAAGCTCTATGGATTTCTAAAGTACATCTTCGCATAAGTGGACAAATCGAACATTTTTGGCTAAGTCCGGCTGACTTCTTGGCTATTTTCGTTACGTTTTTCAT